CAGCGCGAGGACTATGGGTATCGCTTCGGTTGTAGCCGGTGAGATCAGGTTGTAGTCAGCGTGTCGGGATTGGCTATCGCAACATCCATGGCTGACGAGGTTGTGACCGACGCACAGTCTTTGGGTATCGAAGGTCGGTCTGGCCGGTGAGGTTGTGACCGGCGATCGATTTCTGGAGAACGCATAGACTAAGGCCGGTGAGATTAGGTTGTAGTCAGCGTGACGGCTCCTTCAGCGAGAACGCAACCGGACCGAACACACCGTCGGTGATCTTCCACATTCGGCGACACCCCACGCAGGTCCGACGTTGCTTGTACGGCTGCCACATTCCGGTCGTCATGTTCGCGAAGACGGACACCTCCGATTCGCGGCCGCAACACGGGCGTTCAATGACAAACATCGCGCCACCACCGGGATGCAGCGGGAAGATCACAGGCTCCAACTGACTGAGGCCACTGGGGTTCTTGAGAGTCATGCTCGTACTTTCGGCTTCATGTAGAACTGTTCGTTGGTGAGCCAGTCGTCGGACACGGGAGTCCAGCCGGTTGCTTCGACCTGCCAGCCCTTGTCGCCGATGACGACGATGTCGCCGACCATCATGGAGCGAATGCCCAACTGCTCAGGCATGTCACCGCCGTCGATGTTTTGCATCGTCTTCCAGACTTCCTCAAGCCCGTACTCGCCGAGATGCTCGTTGACATCCATGCGATGGACCTCATCGAGTTCGTCAAGGCGCGTGACCGACGGAGGGGCGAACGGCGTCTTGCTCATCCAGTCGTGGTCTTTGCGGTAGTAAATGATTGCTTCCATGTCCCTATCCTACTCGTCTGTCAAGGGAATGTCAAGTTCGCGGTACGATTCGACGGGGTGGCCGGCGTGGGCAACATCCAAGAGGTCGGTCTGCAGGTTTATCATGCTGGTCAGGTGTCCCGCCCAGTTCTGAGAGATCGGCCCCATCCCGTCTGTGGTCCAGCCTTCCTCCCAGAAGGGAGCAGCGAACAGGGCGCTGGCGTGACGGAAGGATGGAGGAACCTCCATGCTCTTATCCAGTTCCACGGCCACGTCACGCATCGTCTTGGCAGCCCACCCGATGAGGTCAGTGAGTTCCATGAGGTCAGCCATCGGGAACCAGTTGGTCGGCTTGTTGGGAGTGACCCCAATTCCACCGAGCAGCGTGAGGACGAAGCCACGCAACTGAGCGCCCTTCTTGGCGTTGTCCAACCACTCCGGATCGGCGCTGTCCGTGAACGCGTTGCAAAGCCCCGCCTTAGGCCATACCGGAATCTTGTCTTGCCCTTGATCCTCAAGGTGCTTGTTCGGATCGCCCAGCCACAGGCTGAGTGAGGCGAGCCCTTCAAGCAGGTCGCTGTGTTCATTGGGGTCCAACTGGACGCATATCTTTCTCATTATTCCTTGTTCTGAGAGATTGGCCCCATCTCGCTTCCACCACTCGTACTCACTACGGAGCCGATCGGTTGTCTTTCTCATCTGTCGGAGGGTTCGATACAGCGGGGGGTTGTCCATGCTCAAGTAGTCAACGTCGATCTCTCCGGCTCGCTTCTCTAGGAGTGCGACTAGATCGCCCAACTGTTCCGTACTCATTGTGAATCGTGCTGGCAGGTCTTGGCATTCAAAGGTGAAGTGGATTCCGTCATCAGTCCAGAAGCAACCTTCGATCGCCTTGTACACAGAGTTCGGGAGACGAACCTCGTGTCGATGAGGGGCAGGCTTCAAGGCGTCCCTGTGTGCCCGAGGGCCATGCACGACGAACGTGTCGTCCAGTTTGATGACGGGGTAGCCGACCAGGGTATGGAAGGAGTCCTCATCCAGACTGACGTGACGGCTCATCGCAGGTTGTCTCTCATCAGGGAGAATTGACCGCTGACGTAATCGGAGAACCCGCCACGCATCACCCATGACTTCTCCTTGTCCCAACCAACGTCCTCGGTGACGATCTTCTTGAACTCCCACAGCGTCATGTTGGGGAGAGCCTTGCGGAGAACCTGAGCGAGAGCGAACAGGGCGTACTCCACGAAGTCATCCTCGTCGTGATGCTCGTGTACCCAGTCGGCGAACTCCCAAGTCTTTGTCGACTTGAGGAACCCGTTGAACTCACGCTGGTGTCGCGTCTGGGCAGCAGCGTGTTGCTTGTGTATCTTCTCGTGGAGGGCTTTCTGTCGTGTTTCGTAGGTGGCGCTCATGGCGTGGTGGGCTCCCCGTGTAGTCGTTCCTTCGGGTTGTCGTATGCGCCTGTGGGGTCTGTGCCCTGTTCGTGATCGACAACACCCCACACGCAGCAGGCCTCATCGGGTGAGCCGGTGTGTCGAACGCCATCTTTCTGCACGTTGGATGAGAAGTGTCCACCCTTCGCTTCAGCAGCCATCTTCGGAATCTCCCGACATAGCCATGCGGAGCAGTCGTGACACAAGTGGAAGGTCACTCCTTCCTCACCCATGAAGGACATGGTGTCCCAAAAACCCCCGTAATACCCACGGGCATACAGGTGGAGGCCACCGTCCAACTGCGTGTTGTAGTCATCCGCAACGTTCTCGCCTTCAAAGACGGAGCGAGTCGGGACGCCACAGCGATCGCAGGGGTAGCGCTTCGATGCCGGAACACAGCGCTTACAAAAGCAGCCGTCTTCGCACGGGTGGTGGTGTTCGTCTGTCATAAGTAGGTGAGCCTTTTCAACTCTTGCTCAGGAGCGTCGACGAGGGGTCGAAGATCTTTAGACGAAGTCACCGATTCCCTGTCTTATGTTGTGTGGACCCGAAGGTCCAACTGAATCTTATCAAAGGGAGGCTGCGGTGCCAAGGCTTCATCCAATGAAATTTCCTTGGGCAGTGCGAAGCCCCGTGGATGCGGACAGATGGACAGACGAAAACCCCCGCTCCCTTCGGAACGGGGGCACCCGGGGGCCGGACCTACCAGCGCTCTCCGGCGAAGGTCGGGTCGATCCAGTCGGGGGCGATGTCGGAAGTGACGCCGTAGGTGCGATTGATTCGCTCGAACTCTTTGACTGCTTCGGCGTAGTGCTTTGAGCACTTCGGGAAGGTCTTCCAGTCCGACGGGCGATCCCAGAAGGTGATCTCGCCTTCGCAGGTGCCTTCGCCGTAGTCCTTGTTGCAAGTGATGGTCGTGGTCATGTCCTCATCCTACTCGCCCGTCAAGGGGTTGTCAAGCGGTTGGTGGGGGAATTCTGTTGCCACGCTCCCCCGAGCGCCGAGTCTTAGTCAGTCCTGATTGAGGAGTCCCCAAGGGATCTCGTGAGTGTCGAACTCACGGTCGCCCTCGTACTGCTCCTCGACGAGGTCCAGGTAGGTCTGCATTTGTCACCTCCTTCCGGTGTTTTGTCCGTCATCTAATAGACACCAGCCGAGGGTCCAATCCGACCGAAACTCCCGAGGTAGTCTGAGACGGTGACCACCGAGCATCGCAAGGCCCCCCGACGCACGATCGAGAGCATCGAACGCAAGGGCATCCACGGCTCCGTCAAGTACCACCACCTGCTGGAATGCGGTCACACAGAGATCCGCACCCGAGCCTCACGGGCACCCAAGTTGGGCTGTGCGTGGTGCTTCCGCACGGCGGAGAAAGAGCGTGATGTCGGGGCTGTCACGCTGAGTCCGATGAGAACCCTTGACTACGACGAGCGTCTGGGGCAGAATGAGGTTCAAGTCGCCCGTCTCCGTGGATCACTCGCGTCGGCACTGGGCGTCCCCATTGAAGCAGTCGACCTAGTAGTGACGGAGAGAGGAGCAGACCTGACCGTGGAGTCAGCAGTCGTGTTCTTTTCCCCCGGAGACATTGATCGTCTGGCTCGTGGCTGACCTCTCCTACTTCGTGAACGAAGACGGTGCGGCTCCACCCGAAGGTGGCGCCTGTAAAGGCAAGCCGACCGACTGGTGGTTTCCAAAGTTCCATCGAACGATGACGCTCAAGCAGAAACATGAGATCTTCAAGATCGCAGCACAAGCGACGATGATCTGTAGAGAATGTTCCGTTTCGGCAGAATGCCTAGAGTATTCGTTGCCACATGAACCATTCGGCATCTGGGGTGGACTTGACGAACAGCAGCGATTGACGCTTCGCCGCAGCAAGGGAATCAGGCCGGCTTATCGCACCCATGCGGGTCTGCGCCCTACAAGAACCAAGCGGATGCCGTATGTACAAACACACGGATGACCTGCTCGCTCGCCTAGACGGCGTAGTCGCATCAGCCAACGGCTGGGAGGCACGGTGCCCATGCCGGCAGGACGACAGGAACCCATCGCTATCTGTCCATGAGAACGAGGACGGGCAGGTACTTCTCCATTGTCATCGCAACGGGGGCTGCAGCACCAATGACATTCTCGACGCTGTTGGTCTCAGGATCACAGACCTCTTCGACAAGGACCCGCAGAAGGCAGCCGGCCGCGAGTACCCGAAGATCGAGCAGAAGAAACTCAAGTTTGTCGCTGCCTACGACTATCAAGATGCTGACGGTGTTCTGCTGTTCCAAAAAGTCCGCTTTTCGGAGCCTGACGGTAAAAAAACTTTCCGGCAGAGAAAGCCCGACGGGAAGGGTGGGTGGGATTACAAACTCGGCGACACGCCGAAGGTGCTGTACAACCTCCCGAGGGTGCTCAAACAGAAGGAAGATGGGCTACCCGTATGGGTGGTGGAGGGCGAGAAGGACTGCGACACTCTCAACCGGCTGGGTGGCTGTGCGACAACCATGCCGGGTGGTGCTGGCAAGTGGTTGGACATACACACTCGTGCGCTTGCCGGAGCGACGGTCGACATCATCGTTGACAACGACGAGCCGGGGAAGAGGCACGCAGCAGACGTTGAGATCCGATTGCGTGAGGCCGGCTGTGATGTAGCCGTATGGATCTGTCCCGAAGAGAAGGACATTACCGACCACGTCGCAGCGGGTGGCACGACGGAGCAACTGGTGCCGTTCACTCTGGACGACTACGGGGACACGCCACTGCCAGAAGTTGAGGAAGTTGAGGAGGCGCCGGTCTCACCCGTGGAGGACACGCTCTCTCAACTGCGAGGGCTGCTGGACGACGCCACACGATCACCTGCCAACATCATGCACAAGGCGGTGTTGCTGTTGGGTACAGCAGAGGACACGCCCGATGCGAACCAGGGCCGGCTGGTGACATGGGAGGACTTTGTTGCTGAGGACGACGACGATTCCTACGACTGGCTAATACCGGGGCTGCTCGAACGACGTGAGCGGATCATCGTGGTTGCGGCAGAAGGGGTCGGGAAGACGATGCTTCTTCGGCAGTGTGCGATCCTTCCGGCGATGGGCGTTCAGCCGTTCTCCTTTCAACCCATGCCACCCATACGCACTCTCAGCGTTGATCTTGAGAACCCTGAGCGGATTATCCGACGGACTTCACGCAACATCATCGGTGCGGCCAAGTCGATGGGACATGAGCCGAATCTGGACGCTCATCTCTACATGAAGCCCGACGGCTTCGACCTGATGAAGATGCCCGACAGGTTGCTGTTGGAAAACAAGATCGAAGAGGTCAAACCTGACCTGCTTCTATTGGGGCCTCTCTACAAGGCGTTCATAGATCCCGGCGGTCGGACAAGCGAAGCGATCGCTACCGAAGTTGCCAAATACCTAGACACCCTCCGTGCCATCTACGGCGTGGCTCTATGGCTGGAGCATCACGCCCCACTGGGCACAGGAACGAATCGTGACCTGCGCCCATTCGGTTCTGCTGTGTGGTCCCGGTGGCCCGAGTTCGGCATCTCTCTTACACCCGATCCGACGAATGTGGGAGAATATGTATATCGTGTAGCCCATTTCCGTGGTGCCCGTGACGAAAGACATTGGCCGGCTACCATGAAACGTGGGATCAAGTTCCCCTTCGAAGTGATTGATTGGATGATGCACTGATGGCAGAGGAAACTAAAGCCACAATCACCCGTGAGTTCTTAGCCGAACGTGATGTTCGTATCTTCAAGATGAAGCAGGCTGGCGTAGCCAGTCAGGAGATTGCCCGTAGGTTTGGCGTCAGCGTTGCCACAGTGGGCCGATCCGTGAACCGGCAACTCGAGAAGTTGAACTCTGAGGCACTTCTGGCGTATCCCGAGGTGCTTCGTATGGAGTTGGAGCGTTTGGATGCCCTGCAAGCGGCCATCTGGCCGATGACTCAACATCGGCGCGTCACGTTGGATGACGGAACGGAGGTTTCCGTAGAGCCGGATATGAAGGCGATTCAGCAGGTCCTTTCCGTAATGGATCGGCGTAGTAAGTTGCTCGGCATGGAAGTACAGCAGAAGCAGGTAGATGTACGCGTGGGCCTAGATGGGGCCACGGATTCGATACGTCTGGCTATGGCCGGTGCTCAAGCGCTGCCTAGTGCTACTGCCCATTCACCCGAGGAGGAAGCCAAGCAACTGCTGGCCCTCATGGTGAAGTCAGGCGTTGTCTCACCGACAGAGGTAGAGGGTGCGCTAGGAAGGATTGCGTCTCAGGACCTACTGGAAGCAGAGGTCGTTGAGGCAGAGATCGTGGAAGACGAGGTAGAAGATGGCGACTGAACCGATTGACATTGCTCGTGGTGATCCGGCAGAGACAGGCGACGATTCGATCCAGGTCTCCATGTCAGTACCCCTGCCCCCTGTGCCCCTTGCTACAGGACCACCTGTAGCAGCGCCGAAGAACAAACTGCATCCTGATGCCGGCAACTGGAATGAGCCTGATGAGGTACCCGGTCTACCCGTGGGGCCTTCAATCGATGAGCCTTTGATCTCAGAGGCTGAGGTGGGGGATCCCGCCTATCAGGACAACATCGAGGCTGCGATGAATCATGTGGCCGAGGACATGGACCTCACGGTGTCCACCAGGGTGAGCGACGACGATGGGCCGGCTGACAAGCAGATCCTCATACGGGCCACTGAGAGCGACAAGGAACGGTGGAAGCGTGCGGCTGAGGTGGCTGAGGTCTCCCTGTCTGCCCTCATCAGAGACACCATGAACATCAAGGTCACCGATATCCTTGACTGCTCACATCCCATGGAGTTTCGACAGAAGTATCCGTGGGCTGAGTTCTGCACCAAGTGTGACATTCGCCTGAGTGGATAGGGGTCGATATGAACCGGATCAGGTGTAGCCATGGGGTACAGGGATGCTAGTCAGCCTTGAGACATGGGAGTACGAGCATGCCTCGAATGTAGGGGCACGCCGATACACGGCCAACTGGGCTAAGGACGATGCCCCTTGGTACGACCCTGAACGCATGGAGGACGACCGCACTGCTCAGGTGGCAGCAGCCGTATGCGAACTGGCTGTGGCCAAGACCACCAACCGCTACTGGCATGCGCACATCTGGCATGCCACTGAGCATCACAAGTTCAAGAACCTGCCTGACGTGGGGCGCAACATCGAGGTGCGTCGGGTGCGCACATCCAAGAGCGCTGCTGTCAGGCGACACCAGTTAGGCAAGGGGCTGGTGCTGTTCGTGGCCTATGCCCTACCCCCTGAGTTGAGGGAGGTAGATGTGCTGGGGTGGGTCGGCATGGATGCTGCATGGGAGGCAGGGGAGCCACCCTCCTGGGATGAGGAGAACAGTCGAGTAGTGTCACCTGAGCACCTAACACCATGGTGGGGGGACGGATAGCAGAGGACAGAGAGCGATGGTCGAAGACACAGTGGTCGATGACACACTCTCTCGCCTCTACCACCTAGCGCACACAGCACAGCAACAGGGTGCAGACAAGGTACATCATGCCACCCGTGACGCCGCTGAGACCATCATGCTGCTGCAGGCAGAGATCAATGACATGAGGGCTGAGTATGAGGAGCGGTACCAGTTGACCACTGACCTGGTGGTGGCGCTCAAGCAGTACGTTGTCAACGCTGAAGGTGACCCTGTGCTGGGGCCTGCGATCAAGCAGTGGGTCAGGCTAGTGAGGTATGACGGGTGAGGCCAGCCGAGAGGTACGCCATCTGCCTTGAGTGTGAGGAGTTCAGGCGGTGGGCCAAGCAGTGCCGGGTATGCAAGTGCATCATGCCGATCAAGGTACGGATCCCCTCAATGGCCTGCCCTTTGGGTAAGTGGTTACCCGTGGAGGACATGGACCTCTAGGTACCTACCCCCTATCCCACCCCCTACCCCCCACTGTGGGGGATGACGATGACCTCACCCTGTGCCATGCCCCACGCCTCGATGTGTGGGTGGGCTGCGACCACGTCGTCGTAGGCATGCTGCCTGTTGCCACTGCACCGATTAGCCACCACGCCCCATACCGTGTCGCCTCGCTGTGCTGTGTGCTCACCACCAACACACGAGTAGTTGTCCTCGATGGCCATGGCCACACCCACCAGCGCACCCATCCCACCCACGCATACGCATACGCATAGACCCATGAGACCCACGCGACGCCACAGCCAACGGCATGCTCTATATATATGTGTGGGCGTGTGTGTATGAGGGGGTCGTTTGGGAGGGTGATGGCCAGCGACAAAGGCAGCACACCATCTGCGGTAATAGGCGAAGCGAGACGTATGTGTATATGTGTGTGTATGAGTGGTGTTTGTATGTGAAGGGGCTGAGGATGGCTGTGTGTTGGGCTGAGAGGATGTGAGAGGGGCAGGCCTAGTGGTGTTGGCTTGGGCGATGGCTTCGATGTTGGCTTCGATGTTGGCTTCGAAGTAGATGGGCTTGGGAGAATACGCGTAGACCCGTAAGGAGGAGGGGGGGTCGGCGGTTTGGGTCAGCGTCATTGAAGGATGAATCTTGGCTCCGGGGCTTTCGGGGACGAGGTGGCTGTCCTGGGGGCGCACGAGCGACGGATTTACCTCACCGTTTTCTGGTTTGTTTAAACCCATTCCCCAGAAGAGGTGTTTGAGGTGGTTCATGTGGTTTTGAGGTCTTTGAGTAGTGGGCTTATGTAGTAGTCGATTAGTTCTTCCATTTTTTCGGTGAGTCCTGCCCATCCTTGGATGGTGTGTTGTCTGACTTTGTCTCCGATGATGTAGGTGCGTAGTTCTTGTAGTCCGTCATTTATGATTTCTATTTTGTATAGGCTGATGCGGTTGATTCCGTTGTATTCGGCTTCGAATGTTTCTGTTCCTCTTATTGCTCTTGTGGTTATGTTGGCTGAGATGGGGGTTGCGTTCATAGTGATAGTCCTAGTGTGAGTGCCCATATGGCGATTGTTATGCAGAGTCCTAGCCATATGAGGTTGTGGGTTCGGAGTTTTCGTTGAAGTAATTGATTTGAGCGGCGGCCGACCATTTTGGTGATTTCGTCGCCGTCGATTATGAGTCCGTTTTCGGCGTAGGGGTCGTCCTCGGAGATGAGGAGGATTTCCATGCAGGCGGCGATGATGGTGGTGGTTTGGGTGGTGTGTTCGTCGCCTTGTTCTTCTGAGGCGTGGGTGAGGTCGACGAGGTATGACTCTAGTAGGGAGGCAGTGGTGGCCATATATTTTCCTTGACGGTTGGAGGGGTGCCCGTTTATTTAAACTGGAGGGTTGTGTCCAGTATAGATTAGGAAGTCTGTTTTTTTATCACGTCGTCCCGGGCTTTGTGCATTCTCGGGTTTTCGGTACGCATGAGAATTTTGCGTGCTTCGACTTCGTCGAGGGTGTCGGGTTCGACGCCGAGGAGTTCTGCTGCCTTGAGGATGATGCTTTCAAGGCTTTCTCGGCCCATTATTGTCCGACGAACCAGACCCAGATTCGCGCTGCTCGCGACTTCTTTTTGGCTGGTGGCTCGTAGCGACTCAGTGGGGGTGGTTTGGGTGTGGGCTGTGTGCCGACTTCTCGGACCTCTCGGCTGACCGTATCCCTGGCCATAACCTTGGGAGCATAGGTATTGCGCTGTTTCGCTGCCGGCTTTTTGGCTGCGGGCTTTTTGGTGGTGTTGGCTTCTCGTTGCTTGGCCGCTGGGTTGCGAGGCTTGCTTGTCGCCCTGGTGCCCGGTTTCGGGGACTCGTAGGCCTCGTTGACGCCAGGGGTCGACTTGTCGTCACCCTTGTACGTTCCGTCTGCGTTCCGTGCCCGTTTCGCGGCCGGCTTTTTTGCGCCGCTTTTTTTGGCGGCCGGTTTCTTTTGTGCCATGTTCCCATGTTAGTCGGGCTGCTCTCCGCTGAGGGTTACTTGTACTAATCTCAACTTCGGTGGACTCCTATCCCGACGTGTACGCGAAACTTGCGCTAGCCATAACCAGTACCCAACTGGCAAAACAAAACGCAGTCCAGGAGTTCGGCATAGGGGAAGATCTCCCATTCATATTCATGGGATGGAGAGGTGACCGATTATCAGTGATGATGGTGTTCAGTCGCGACGACATGAAAATGCCTGTCGCCCAACGGGTCCCCAAGGTGGCAATGGTGTCTGATGTGCTGAGAGGGGTTTACTGGGTTGATTCGATTACTTTCATTGCCGAGGGGTACATGTCGAAAGCGCCGTGGCAACTTAAGGGCCAGAAGTTGACAGAAGCCTTCGTTGCCAAGGACGCCAAGGTCGCCGAATGCATCACGTCGAGTCATATTTCAACGAATCGTCACGGCAACCCCGAAGTCATGCTGATGTCCACGCCCTACAACACCATGCTGGGGAAGCATGTGCTTTGGGGCGATCAGTCCGCTTTTTCTCAAGGGTTCGGGAAAGTGTTTCAGGACGCCCCTGTTCTCAACGCCGTGATGTTGGGCTTACAGGAGGACTGTGAGCGGATGGATCAGGATGAACAGGAGCAGGTCATTGAACACCTGTTCTCTAACGGGATCAACGTGCAGGAATTCGAGCCCCCGGCATCTACTCTCTGAACTTTTCCGCCTCTGGAGCCGCACCGCAGGCATAGCGGGACCGTTCCGATTTGCTCAGAACTCCACACTTGTGGCATTCGTCAATCGGGTCCCAGTCTTCTGATGCCTCTGGGTATCTCTGGTAGAGATGGACGGTTCGCCAAGTGTGACTGGCTTTGTTGCGACGTGCTTCTTCTTCGGGTCCGGTGAAGGGGGGCGAGAAGTACACGATCTTCTCCCAGAACCGGCTCTTTACACCGCTCAAGTTCAATAGATTCCGTCAGGATCTGGCTCTGCCGGCTGGGGTGCTGGTGTCTCGTTTTCGCTGGTGAAGATCTCGTCCACGATGATCCGGGAGTATTTCTTGCGGAGTCGCCAGATCTTTCGGTTCAACTCGATCAGTCCTTCGGTCGATCGGGCCTTGGTCACCAGATCCGCGTCGAACGTGCCGTGGCGTTTGAACATCATTTCGTCTAGGTCCGGCCCATCGAGGACGATGTCTGAGATCCAGTTTGCCGACTCGTCAATCTTGAGCATCATGTCGCACAAGCCTTCTTCGCCGAACTCATGCAACACCCGGCCGACAATCGTTTCCACGAGGTTGGACCGGTACACCTGGTTGATATTCATGGACGTGGTCATGAACTCGGAAATGAAGTTGACGAGGTCCTCCCGAGTGGGTTCGGGATCTTCTAGATCTGTGGGTTCGTCGGAATCGTCGACTTCTGACATAGGAATCTCCCGGGGTCTTCCTACATTATGCCCGACAGGGGTCCGCCCCCGTGCTACCTTGGGTACTTCGACGGGGGCGTGCCCCCACAACACAGGAGACATGAGCCATATGGTTGCATTTTCACCCGCAATAATCATTGGGAATCTGACAGCAGATCCCAAACTGACGTACACCGACGGTGGGGCGGCGCTGCTGAAGTTCGGCATCGCATCGAACCACTACTACCGTGACAAGAACGACGAGAAGCAGGAGAAGACCTCTTTCTTCGATGTCACGGCTTGGCGCTACCTGGCCGAGGATTCCGCGAGCGTGTTGGAGAAGGGCGTGGGCGTGATCGTTCAGGGCCGTCTGGAGCAGCGGTCATGGGAAGCCGACGACGGAACCAAGCGTTCGAAGGTTGAACTGATCGCCGACCACATCGGCGTTCTGACTCGGAGCATCGAGGACTTCACCCGCAAGCGGCGGGGACAGGGGGGCGAGGGTCAGGCGACTACGGCGTCACCTCGCGCCAAGCAGGCAGAGCCTGCACTCGGACCAGACCCTTTCTAGTACTCTTGTAGTACGGCGAACCGGTCAACTTTTCGGAGTTGCACCATTTGGCGGTCAGTCCAAAACGCGGAATAAACGACGACCGACCACAGAGAATGCCCCCCTCACGGGGGGCTTTCTCTTTTCTATGCCGGCGGGAGAGACGAGGTCGTGGGTGGGGGCTGATTGGTAGCACCCCAGCAGGCTCGTGATGGGTTCCAGTGATGAATTCCACTGCCGTAGAAGAGCCACGCAGCGACAGCGACATTGGCTTCGGCGTGGAATGGGTGGTACTCGCCCCATCCGGCTTTCTCGGAACGCTCCGGCCAGTATTTGGCGAGATGTTGGAACCATCCGATGGCGAAGGCGTGTGAAACCACCTCAGACCCGATATGCCAACTTTGCGCGCTGGACTCGCAGAACGCAATCTTGTGGGCTAGTTCGTGATGTTCCGGCTTGAAGTATTGGCGGATGAGTTCCCCGAGGGTTGGGAGTTCGTAATGGCTGTCGCCCGGCAGACATCCATGTGAACACGGTGTCGGCGTCTCGAAGAGTTCCGGATAGAAGATGATGACGGCGTTGTGTGGACCGCCGAGCGCCTCGATGTGGGCGCGGCGTGTGACTGGTCCGTAGATGCCGTCGACAGAGTGAATTCCGAGTTCCATCTGGAGCGCGGTGACATCTTGGGATCGTTCGTAATACCGGTATTCCTTCTGGAGGAAATCGGGAGACTCAACCATTTGACTGAGTATTTGTTTGCGAGGCAATTCCGGCGTTTCGAGGTTGGGGGTTGGTTCTGCTGTGGCCAGAATAGTGACTACCCCCGCCGGCGACGCAGAGGGGAAAGTTGTAACCGGCGGGGGCAGAGTATCGGGCGGAAGGTCGGTGGGTATCGTTCCCGGTACGGCCCGAAAAGCCTCGGAGAAAGTGGATGCGTTGTCTGCTGTGGCGTTAGAGCCGAAGGCTAAGTTCGCTCCGATCCATATAAAGGACAAGAGGACGCCAGAGAGTACGCGGAGTTGCAGGGTGACGGTCATAGGACAACAGTTTACAGGGATACATCGTCGACGAAAGCCTCGCTCAGTTTCTCTTCGAGGAACGGAACGATGTCGAGCAGTTGCAGGCTGACGGTGATCTGATCGTTGTGGACTTCTTGGATTTCGAGACTCATACTGTCCATCAGTAGGGCTGCTTGTTCGCCAGCCTCTTCGATGAGGGTGTCGACATCGTCCTCTTCCAACTCGAAGGTATCCGTAAACTCCATATACCAGTGCGTGATGTGGCGGAGGATGGCGAGGCGTGCGTCGTTCTTGGAAGGCATGCCCCAATCGTACTCGGGCCAGTTCAAGAGCGCAAGACCTGATTTCTGACAAACTTTTTTATTTACCATAACCCCTGGTCACTGGCGGTTTTGGGCATAAGGGATCCCGAGGGATGGAAAAAAAGGTTGACAGTCGGCGAGGCTGTCTGTAGCGTGGTCATTCCTAGCAACTACTGAAAGCGACCGTTTCCATGACTGCCGAAGTTTCCACCGCTTCTTCTACTGCCAGCCGCCTGATCAAAGAGGGCGCAGAGCAAGAAGACATCTACGACACGCTCGTCGCAGAGTTCCGCTCATTGATCACCAACAACGTCGGCGCTGATGCGTTGATCGCGTGGCTCCACCCGCTGTTTACCGATAAGGCTCGCTGGTCTCACTCGCGAGCGGCGAACGCCATCATCGACCGCAAGGCGGACGAGGCCCGCTACGACGAGGTCGTTCGCATCGATGACGGCAAGATCATCGAAGGCCCATACGCCCATTTCTTCGATCCCATCGTGATGGATTGCCGGCACCACTGCAACGGTCGCCTCATTTTCTTCAAGCACATGACCCGGTCTGACTTCCTCAACAAGATCGACGAAATTGATCGAAACATCGCCGGGAACATCGCGCTTCGCCTCACCTACTCAGAGCCCTTGGCGATGTTGGATGAACTCAACGCCGACACCCCGGAAGAGGCTGCACGCAAGGTGAAGGTTCTCCAACCGGCAGCCTAGATCTCGGGCTATCCGCCCAAGAATACATAACTGCATATCTATACATAAATAAAATACATAACTGCATATCTATACATAAATAACCGATAACCAGCCCGAAAGGGGCATGAATATGTACGAAGAACTGCAAGTAGATTTTCGTGATCTCCGGCTTTACGCCCGGAACCTCACGGATCTCAAGGACACTCGAATCCGACACGAGAACCGCGTTTACGCGGACGTGTGTCTCAATCTCGATGAGCCCTTGGGGAAAACTCATCCAGACTATTTGGATGAGTTGCACTACGACACGGAGGCTCTTTCCGTGATCGATTTCAATCACGAAGATGAGGACGAGCGCAAGCGCATCCGCAAGTCCATGAAGTCGATGGGCGTTTACGGCCTGCTCTGCTCGGCTGAAAACAAAGCATCGCGTCAGACAACTGAGCAGATGCTGCGTTGTTGCCCAGGGCCAGCCATGACCGAATGGCTCGCCATTACCGGCGTTGGTTCGCCCATCGTCTCTCGCATCTTGGGAGAGGTCGGCCACCCTGTCATCGCATTTCCGATGCATTGGGAAGAGAACCCCGACTATGTTGAGGGTGGCAAGGAGGACAAAAAGTTCCTCGTTCCGACCGTTCAGCCTGACGGCGAAATCTTCTTCGAGCGCATGGTTTCGCAACTCTGGTCGTACTGCGGCTTGGGCGACGCCGCTCGCAAGCATCGCAAGGGCGAGACGCAGGAAGAGGCACTTGCTGCCGGCTCGAAGTTCACCAAGTCCATGGTGTGGAATTTGGCGCAGCCCTGTCTCAAGTTGACTGGCGACCCCGACAAGAACGGCGTTGTGAAGACTCGCTCGCCATACCGAAACGTCTACGACGACGCTCGTGCGCACTACGACCTCCGCGAGGGACAGCCTTGCGAGAAGTGCAAAGGCGAGCCCTGTCGTCCCATCCATCGGCACAACATGGCTATTCGCAAGGTCATGAAAACAATGCTCAGAGATCTGTGGGTTGCTGCCCGCTCCGACTTGGGAGTGGTGGCTATCGAAAAGGTTGCCTGATGGGTCGCTACAACGAACTCTGTGAGTCGTATCAGGCCGACATTGATCGACTGGTCGATTCAATCCTGGCCCTGCCGGATCCGACCGACGAGCAGCGCAAGAACGCTGATGTCGTCGGCGATCCGGTGTGGCAGGTCCTCGCCTGCGCCAAGGAGGACATCGATCACATTGGTGTCGTCCGTGAGCGGGCCAAGGTTTCCGGGGGCTAATGCATGTGCGTGTACCCATCGTTGTTGCGCCCCCACTTTCTTAACCCGGCCATCTTTGCCCCGTATACCCAGTGTCGAAGCGCCGGGTCATTCTCACCTGACCACCCCAGCAACGACTCCCATAACGTGCATCGTCAGGTTTTCTCACCCGGCCGGACGACGCCCGTTACCCATAAGGGCTGCCGCCGGGTATTTCTCGGGGGCCATGCGAGACCCGACACCCATTCCACATGCGTCCCCACTTTCTTAACCCGGCCGGACGACGCCCGTTACCCACCGAACCCCCGCCGGGTCATTCTCTAGGGCCATGCCAGAAACGACGACCAGATGGATGTCGCCCTAGACTTTCTATATGAAGGGGTTTAGATGATGTTGAAATTATTAGTAGCCGCAGCCGTCTTTGGCACCGTGCTTACCGCTACGCAGGCCAACGCCGACCACGACATGGTGTACGCGCCGTGTGACCCGGAAGATCCGAGGCCGCTGTACGAACGCGTCTGGTATTTGGACTATCAGTCCGGCGAGGCGCTTCGCTTCGATGACCCGTGGTGGTCTGAGCGGGTAGGTGCCTACACGAACTGGGGCCACCAGTGCGCGTTGGGTACAGCCGGGGTCTGGCAGGCTGCGCCGATCCTGCCCTTGCCCCACCCGCCGACCCATATAGTCGAAACCCGCCCGGCGACGACGACGGCACCTCCGACTACAACAACGGTGCCGACTACGACGACTGAGCCTCCTGCCACGACGACGACAGTTCCCGCGACGACGACAGTTCCCGCGACGACGACGGTTCCCGCGACGACGACGGTGCCGACAACGCCGACCACGACGACGGTTGCCCTGGCCACAGACCTCGG